ATGAAGGGTATGCGCCTACCAAGGTAGGTGATTTCAAAGAAGTCAGACAACATCAGGGTTGTTAGGATAACATATGTTACTTAACTACTCTTAGAGGTTTATTGGTATGCCATGCAATACGTGCACGAGCACCACCAATTTCAATATAATCTACACCACCAAGGTCAGACCACTTATTCTTCCAGCTTTCAAAGGCTGTAATGAAAGGTCGGTCCTTACTCGAGTCAGGATGTTTATTTCCTGCCAACACTCTAGTATCTGGAACACCCAATAGGGAGAACTGATATGCAAGTGCATGGGGCTCTGTAATATGTTGTTTTACGAGACCGGCTAAAGTCGCGTTTTCATTAATTACATCATTTACATGCTGCTCATATAAGTTATACTGGTCGTATAACCAATTAACACAATCTCTCTCACTTGTAGAGGCTACAGAATTAGCAGAAGCTTTTTCGGCAGCATAACGCAGGAAGTTTGATTGCATAGAGAAGTACCGAGGTATTTCTAGTTCAGCATTGTTCATTATGAATGAATCCATTCTATCACTAAGTGACAGACCTTGGCTATTCAGACCAAGACCACCAAATTCCTCAGGAAGTTGGGCAACACGACGTGCTACCTTTCTAACTTTAGAAGGGAGGTATGGAATACCATTCTCACCAACAACTTTTAAATAATTATAAAAATTATTTTCAATCGCATTGGCATCAGCGCGTGGTACTTTTGCAGGCTTGTAGATTCCCCTTCGGGTAATCACAAAACCAGCGAATTCAGCTAACTTATCACTTGATAATGATTTGTCTTCTGAAATCGGTACTCCGCTCTTTAGCATGAATTCTCGATAGGCATCATGGAGTCTACTGTCTGTAAGGACAATATCGTCACCTAATACCCTAAAAGAATCATCGGCATCTAAACCAAGTTTAACACAAAGTCTACTTACGAGTAGGTTATGAGTTAGAGCAAACAACGGGAAACTTGAATAAAGTCCCTGCGGTTGCCCCTTAGTATAGGTTGTCGCAATTTGGTATCCTCCGTTCACAATATCAGTTTTTAAGCTGTTACTGAGCATCCAGATTCCACCAGCGAGAGATTCTATTAATTCAGCTTCGGCTTTAAGGCCTAGGCTTGTTAATAGTGAAAGTTGTAATGAACGAGGAAAATTATCAGTAGCCCCACTTAAGTCAACCGAATAAACGGTTTGTCCAGCTTCTAGTTTAGATTTTGCCCATAGGGCTCCATCTTCTTGGGAGTGAGTACAGTCAGTATTAGTGTTTTTAAGCACAGTATCTAACAACTTATGTAAGGGGTACAGAGCTATTTGTGCAGCCGTGTTAGGATTAGCGATAACCCTAGCTTTAGCACCAGCTTCTTGCAATAAAGCAATAGAGCCTGCTAACGGCATATTAAGCTTTCTCTTATTAACATTATTAAAGTCCTCTAAACTAATAGGGAACTCAACATGTTTTGGGAAGTCAGCAAAATAAGTCTTAAAATAGCCCGCAAGTATTGGAATATGTAGCCCTTGGACAAAAGAAGTCAAATACTTCTCTTTACCTTCGGTAAACGGTTTTCCGGTATTCAAAGACACAGGTGTGAATTTGAAACCTCGATTCCGTTTTGCTAGATATTGCTTTACATAGCTAACATGTTCAGATGATAGAGACTTCTTTAAGGAAGAACCAATCAATTTAAGTTCTGAAACACGCTTATCACTAAGTGGGGTCGATTGAATCGAACCTACAGTCTTAAGTATCTGTTTTCGACTTGCCTTTTCTGGGTCAAGCTTATATGCAGTATATACCATCAACATGGATAGCGATTTGATAATTTTCTTATCAGTAATCTTTGACATATTTTCAAAGAGGAACCCGAAGGGTCCCTTAGGTATATCTGAACCGTTGACACTTTTGCTAGAGAACCATGGGGGTTTAAATCCCATGTTACCAGCAAGGTGCTGTATGAACCAAGTTTTTAAATCCTTGAGTCGTCCAACTGTCCACTCTGTACCGTTGTTACTCTTCCACACGTGGATTTGTAACATCAGTGTTGTAATTTGAGCTTCATTTGCTCCTAACAACCGGAAATGTGCCATCATTCTATTACTTTCAGAACTATTGTGAATTAAATCACTCATAAGTGCTCCTTTAAGGTCGATATGACCGGGATGTGCTTAATAGCTAAGAGGGTAACCGAACAGGTTACATCAATGCACTAGAATCATTTCAATATGGTACCATTTAAGGTACTCATAATCTATGACCACTCCTATTAAATAGGTCTTTACCAATTAAG